AAAAGAAACGACATTTGTAGCAGATACTGGTAGAGATACTGGAAAACAATTTTTAATCACAGAAATGTCGGCTTCTCAAGCTGAAAACTGGGCTTTTCGGGTAATCCTTGCTATCGGCAATGCTGGTATCGAGATACCCGAAGGTTTAGCTGCACAAGGTATGTCAGGATTATTAGCGATTGGTTATATGAATTTGCTAAAAATTCCATTTGAAGCAGCAGAGCCTTTATTAAATGAAATGATGGATTGCGTTCAAATTATTCCATCAGTAAATGTAAAACGTAAATTATTTGAAGATGATATTGAAGAAGTAATAACTCGATTACAGTTAAGAAAATCTATATGGGATTTACACATGGATTTTTTTTTAGATTCAAACCAATCGACTTCGGAATTAAATCCGCAAGTCAATCCTCAAGAAAGCTCATTGAGTATCAAGCCACAACGCAAGCGATAGCAACTTGTATATCTTCTAGGCTTGCTACTTTGCATGAATTAGATACAGTTTATTCAATTGAAGATATGTGGATATTGTTAGAAATTAACGCTGTTGATAGGCATAACGCATATATAACAAACAAAAAATAAGGGGTAAATTTTGGCTACAGTTATCGACAGTTTATTAATCGAGCTTGGGCTAGATACCTCTAAATTTAATGATGCTCAAAAAAAGGCAGTCGAAAGTTTAAAAAAGACTGACGAGCAAGCAAAAAAATCTAATGATGTAATTCAACGTGGAGCTAAGCAAACTGCGGATGAATTTTCAAAAGCTAAAGATTCAATTGTTGCATTAGGAACTGCTTTATTATCTTTTGATGCAGTCAAATCTTTTGTTATGGATATGACTAAATCAAATATGCAATTAGGTATTAGTTCTAGTTTATTAAATGTATCAGCAAGACAATTAAAATCATGGTCTGAAGTGGCTCAAAAAGCTGGAGCTGCGCCTGAAACATTTACAAATGCAATGAAAACAATGCAAGAACAAGCTGCTCTTTTTCACATGGGAAAAGGTGGTCAAGAATTTGCTCAATCGTTTTCTATGTTGGGTCTTGATAAAGATAAAGATATAACAAATATTGGCAAAATATCTGATGCTTTAATTAAATTTAGAGATAAATTCGGAACAAGAGAGGCTCAAAATTTAGCCAAAACTTTAGGATTTGGTGACGATGCTTCATTTAATGCCATGCTTAAAGGTGGCGATGCGCTTAACAGTCTTTATAAAGACATGGATAAGTATAATGATAAAAGCGAACAAGCTACTATTGAAGCAGGTAAACTTAATGACAAAATGGTGGATTTATCTTCTGCTTTTGGAAGATTAAAAGACCAAACATATATTTCTATTGGTCCAGGGCTTGAAGAATTATTAGATTTTGCTAAAGATGCTGTTACATGGTTTACAAAATTAAGTGACATTATTGATAAATTTGAATCAAAACTTGGAATGTCAAGTGTTCAAAAAGTATTATCGAGAGCTATGCCTATTGCTGGCGTTGCAATTGCAGCCTATAACGAAGTAACTGGAAAAGCAGCTAAAGCACAAAAACAATCAGCAACACAAGAAAAAAATAGCAAACAGTTAATGGACTATTTTGTTTCTCAAGGATGGACTAAAGAACAAGCTGCTGGAATTATTGGAAATTTAAGTCAAGAAAGTAAATTAGACCCAAATGCCAAAAATGCAAGTGGCATGAAAGGAATTGCTCAATGGAACAAATCAAGGCAAGCTGATTTTCAAAAATGGGCTGGATTTGCAATTGATGACCCAAAAGCTGATTTAATGAAACAAGCTGCATTTATTCAATATGAATTAACGCAAGGCAGTGAAAAAAATGCTGGAAATAAATTAAAACAACAAAATACTGCAATTGGTGCTTCTGATGTCATTATGGGAAGTTATGAAAGACCAAATGATAATTCTGCAAGCAAAAGAGAACAATATGCTATTCAAGCTGCAAATATGACTGGTGCTGGTATAAACGCACACACAAATAACACATCAACAGCTAACAATACTCAAGTTGCTATTAATGGTGATATTAATGTTCATACTCAAGCGACAGATGCAAATGGAATTGCAAAAGAACTTCCTCAAGCGATTCAAAATCAATCAATGATTAATGCTGGTATGGGAGCAAATAGATAATGTCATTAATTAATTTTCCTGATGTGCCTAATTTGCCAGGAGTTCCTGCAATTCCACGTTCACCAAGTTTTCCTACTTTAGCACCCACTCAAACAACTAGCGTAACAAATCCACTGCCACCATTATTAACACAATGGGGATTTGTATTAGATAGCGGTGAAGTTCCAATTGTACCTGATTCATTTGTTGATTTTGAATATCGTGAAGAACGTAAAATTCCAAATTACCCAGTAGAAGGCGGTAGTTTTGCAAGTTACAATAAAGTCGCATTGCCTTTTGATGTAAAAGTTACAGTTTCATGTAACGGAAAAGGTCAAATGACTAAAGAAGATTTTTTAAATGCAATAGAAAATTTAATTAGTTCTTTGACATTAGTTAATGTTATAACGCCTAATGCAACTTATAATAATTGTAATTTAATTCATTATGATTATCGTAGAGAATCAAAACAAGGCGTTTCTTTATTAATTGTCGCTTTATCATTTCAAGAAGTTAAAATTGCTCAATCTTCAATTCCAACAACTACAGAGCCAAGTGGAGCTTATGTTCAAAATAACGGGCAAACTTCTCCAGTAGATTTAGATGCAACACAGGAAGCTCAAATTGTTAGTCCACAAGATTTTCTATCTTCTGTAACTGCTAATTTACCTAGTATAACGGGATTGAATAGTTCTTTATCAAATGTTCAAAGCACATTAACTTCTATAACATCACCATTAACTTCGGTGTTATCAGGACAATTAAATCCTTTAAGCAATTTATCTACACAAGCAACACAAATATCATCACAACTTTCTTCTGAGATAAGTTCAATTAGTCCTAATATTGGTGGATTATTAAATGGAGTTCCTTTAAATATAAATGCTAATATTAATGCTATAGGTTGTATAACTAGAGATATTAATAAAATTACAAATGGTATGGCTATTTTAGAAAATTACAATAATGTGCCTTTATTAAATTCTGTTAAAGCAATTCAATCAACAACAAATGGTATTGGTAATTTAATTTCATTAAGCGAAAGAGTTATACAATGAACCAATCTATTGCTCTTTCGCAAGTTCCATCTCAAACATTAACTATTCAGCTTGGCACACAACAATGCACAATTAATGTTTATCAAAAAAGCACGGGATTATATTTAGATTTGAACGTGGCTGGAACTCAAATTTTAAATACAATGTTATGTTTAGATAGAGTTGCTTTAATAAGAGAATCTTATTTAGGATTTATTGGTCAATTGTTTTTTGTAGATACTCAAGGCACAGATGACCCTTATTACACAGGATTTGGTACTAGATTTATTTTGGTATATTCATCATGACATTTGCTGTTAGACAAATTGATTTACAATTTAGTGGAGTTAATTCACAAGTTGTGAATTTAAAAGGGTTGAGATGTTCTGCAACTATTGTTAATCCAGGCGGTTCAATGGCATTTGGTCAATTGCAGTTAAAAGTTTACGGCATGACATTGGCTCAAATGAATGAATATTCAAGTATTGGCACTAATCAAGTTGCTGTTCAACAACAATCAATTACAGTAAGTGCTGGGAATCAAGGTGATATTGCATTGTCGCAAGTTTTTCAAGGCAATTTAATGTCTAGTTATATTGATTTAAGCAATATGCCAAACATATCTTTTAATTGTGCGGCAGTTGCTGGATATTTGCAAAAAGGAACTCCTGTAGCTTCAAATACTTATCAAGGTGCAAAAAGTGCAGAAGTTATTATTGCAAATTTAGCAAAATCATGTGGGTTAAATTTTCAAAATAATGGCGCACACGCAATTTTACAAAATCAATATGTATATGGCTCTGCTGTTGACCAAATGCGTCAAGTTGCTTTAGCAGCAAGCATACCAATTGTTATTGAAAATAATACAATAATTATATTTCCAAATAACGGATTTAGAGATGATATGATTATTGATATGAGTCCGCAAACAGGAATGGTTGGTTATCCATCTTATTGGGAATCAGGATTTGTAATAAAATCTGAATTTAATCCACAAATTCTTAATGGAAGGCAAATGAAAATAACAACTTCACTTCCTAAAGCGAACGGAACATTTGCAATACAAAGCGTTGCTCATGAAATTAGCACATTAACGCCCGATGGTCCATGGTTCACAACAACTACATTAGCTCCACCACCTTATGTCGCAAACAACTAATTATCAAACCAATTACGTTTCAGCAGATAATGCTTCTGAAATTGGTCGATTACAATTAATTATCAAGACAGCATTGTCAGGAGTTAGAACGTCAATGCCTGTTCAAGTAATTTCTGTGACTAACGCAGGTGGAGTTTCACCTATTGGAACTGTAGATGTTCAACCAATGGTTAGCTCAGTAGATGGCTCAGGTCAGATTTGGGCGCATGGAATTATTCATAACGTACCTTATATGAGAATACAAGGCGGAGCTAACGGAATTATTTTAGACCCTGTTGTTGGTGATATTGGAATAGCTTCTGTTTGTGACCGAGATATATCAACAGTTCAAAACTCAAGCAAAGTATCAGCCCCTGGTTCAAATCGTAAACATGATATGTCCGACATGGTTTATTTGATGACTATTATTGGTGCAGCACCTACGCAATATGTTCAATTTAATAGTTCAGGAATAACAATTACTTCGCCAACAAACGTAACGATAAATGCGCCAACGGCAGTCGTAAATTCGTCAACTAATGTTACAATGAACACTCCTCTTTTGAAGGTAAGTGGCGATATTATAGACAATTCTGCGACCAATACTCACACAATGGCTCAAATGCGTAGTCTATACAATAGTCATACTCATTCTGACCCACAAGGTGGAAATACTGGAACTCCAAGCAATTCAATGTAAGGTGATATATGACAATAATTCAAAATAGTTTACTTCTTGACCAAGCACAATGGGATATTGTGCTTGATGTAAACGGAAATATTGCTCTTGCTAGTGCGCCTTATTCTATTGCTCAAGATGTTGCTTCTGCCGTTAGAACGTTTGTCGGTGAGTGTTGGTATGATAATTCTTTAGGGCTTCCATATTGGCAAAATATTTTAGGTAAATTTCCACCTTTACAATTTGTTGACCAAAAAATTACTGAAGCTGCATTTACTATTCCTAATGTTTCAAAAACTAAAGTAACATTTACATCTTTTACTAATCGTGTTTTGTCAGGTGAAATACAAATTATTGACACAGATGGTGTAATTAACAACGTAGCCTTTGGATAAACTATATGACAACTAATGTCCCACAAATAACTTGGGTAAATGGCAGTCCAGTATTACCTGCTGAAACAGATATTTTAGCAGGAGTTCAAGCCGATATTAATGCTGCTTTTGGCGGTGGCGTAAATCCATCACTACAAACTCCTCAAGGTCAAATTGCACAATCTGAAACGGCTATTATTGGTGAGAAAAACAATGAAATTGCTTATATCGCAAATCAAGTTAATCCATCAATGGCTTCAGGAATTTGGCAAGATGCTATCGGTGAAATTTATTTTATTACTAGAATCCCTGGAGCTGGTACAGTGGTATCTTGTAATTGCACAGGTGCTGTTGGTACTATTATTCCTGCTGGTTCTGTAGCGCAAGATACTAGCGGTTATTTATATTCATCTACAGCTACGGCAACTATACCATCTACGGGTACAGTCACTATTCAATTTCAAAATCAAACACAAGGCGCAATTGCTTGTGCTGCTGGCGCATTAAATACAATTTATACTGCAATTGCAGGATGGAATACAATTACTAATCCTACTGCTGGAACACTTGGTAATCTTGTAGAATCAAGAGCTGAATTTGAAGCTCGTAGGTCTGCTTCTGTAGCTGGTAATTCAGTAAATTCTCTTAGCTCTATTTATGCTGCTGTAACTCAAGTTCCTAATGTTATTGGGTGTTTGGTAGTAGATAATCCTACAAATAGCACAATTACTTATGGCAGCACCAATTATTCAATGGCTGCTCATTCAATTACAGTATCTGTTGCTGGTGGTTCTGCTTCAGCAATTGCTCAAGCTATTTGGAATAAAAAACCTCCTGGAACAAGTTATAACGGAAATACATCATACACAGTTTATGATACAACTTATTCAACTCCACCAGCTTATACAGTAACTTGGCTTACTCCAACTTCTACTCCTATTTATTTTGCTGTGCAAATTAAAAATAGTGCTTTGCTGCCATCTAATATTATTCAATTGGTTCAAGCTGCTGTTATTCAGTCCTTTAATGGGCAAGATGGCGGAACTGCTGTAACAATTGGTTCTACTTCTTATTCAGGTCGTTATTACGCTAATATCAATGCTATCAATCCTAATGTAAACGTAATTGAAGTTTATTTAGGAGCAAGTGCTAGTCCTAGCACATTGTCAGTATCACTTGGCATTGACCAAGTTCCAACATTAACAGCATCTAATATAGCAGTGACATTAGCATGATAAATTGGAACGAAACCTTATTAAGTCAATATGTTGATTCGCCAACATTGGTTGGTATATTACAATCATTTAATGATGCAATAGACCCTTCAGTTGATATTGCAAATTTTTATACTCAAATTTGGAACGTTGCAACTGCGGTAGGAAACGGGTTAGATATTTGGGGACAAATTGTAGGTGTATCACGCTATTTACAAATTAATGCGTCAAATTATTTTGGTTTTGATGAATCAGTTACTACACCTACTTTATCGACAGGAGCACAGCCTTTTAATCAAGCTCCATTTTATTTGGGAGCTACAGCAACAACAACTTATGCTTTGTCTGATGCTCAATATCGTAGATTGATTTTAGTTAAAGCTGCTGCAAATATTTCTAATTTATCTATTCCTTCTATCAATGCTTTATTGCAAGCTGAATTTGGAACAAGTGATGGCGTAAATCCTTACGGTGCAGCTTATGTAATTGATTCAGGTGGTATGGCATTTCAATATCATTTAACATTTGTACCAAGTGCCGTTCAAATCGCCATTATTAATAATTCGGGCGTATTTCCTAGACCTGCTGGCGTTAGCGTATCATTAACATATTAATAGGATAAAAAATGCAAAGTACCAATATACCTTCAAAGATTCCATTACCTTTTGCTAACTCAGCAAGTTCAACATATAAATATAGTATTCCTACAGCGTCCCAAATTGGGATTACTAATGGTAAAGCATCATTAACTGATGGATTTCCTCCATTAACATTTACGCCTATTGGTTCAGGCGGTGTTCCGCCTTTTGGTGGTGATATGAATGGCATTTTATATGAGATTACTGCTATTCAACAATGGCAAGAAGCAGGTGGGTTTTTTCCTTATGATTCTACATTTTCTACGGCTATTGGCGGTTATCCTAAAGGTGCTGTGCTACAAAGTAGCTCATTTAATGGATTGTGGGTAAGTTCGGCAGAAAATAATACTACCAATCCTGATACTGGCGGTGCTGGATGGGTTTCTCTTGCATTTGAAGGGTTGCAGTCTGTTGCTGTAGTAAGCAATACAGCCACTCTAACTCAACTTCAATCTGCATATCCTATTATTACACTTACTGGAACATTGACAGCTAATG